GTAAATGCCACATATGACGGGGTTATTCTATTACCCTGACTATTTGCGATAATTTCAACTTGTCCGTTTTTATAAACAGAAACAACAGAGTTTGTTGTTCCTAAGTCAATTCCAATTGCTGTATTCATAATTATATTATTAAATATATATAAATCTTTAAATCCATTTTATATCATTATTTTAATAATTTATATATACATAATATATATATGAAGTTCGACTTATTTAAAAATTTAAGAAAAGAGCATCAAATTCTCTTTGGTGTATTAGTTATTGTTTTATTAATTGCAGTTTTTGTTCCAAGACAAACCCCCCTCTTCTCGGTAAATGTTGCAGCAAGTGTTGGTAATTTAAAAGGTGGAGTTGGCGTTGAAGCATTTTCTCTATCAGAATTACCAGAGAGTGATGCAGACTTAGAAAAAGCAAAAACAAAAGAGTCTTTTGTTATGTACTATGCACCTTGGTGTGGATGGTCAAAAAAAGCGATACCACCTTTTACCAAGTTGGCAAATGAAAATAAAACAAATGTTCATATTGTAGCAGTAAATTGCGATAAACATGAAGATTTGGCAAAGGCCCATGATGTCCAAGGATTTCCAACATTTAAATATCATCCAAATGGCACAGGGTCCCCGGGAGAAGATTATAATGGAGATAGAGATTCTTCTTCAATGTTAGACTTTTTACGTAAAAAGTAAAATATTAAGAAATCAATCTTCCTTTCCAATATTAACTTCAATACTTCTCTCATTATGTGTATAATTTTTTTGAATATATTTAGTTTGTGCAAAATGTATAGGATCAAATATCATTATTGTTGGATTATCCCAATAAACTAATACTTTAACATCTTTATCTTGCGATGTATTTAATGCCGATGATGCTATATCCATGATTTGGTCTTTGGTTGGTGGCCAAGGGGATTTTTTTAGAATTGATTTTGACATTTAACTTATATAAATATATGTTTATCTTCTTTAAGTAAGTTAAAATATTTATATAATATTTTTCTACGATTAAAGTATTGTTTTGTTAGAAGGTAATTAATGTTAATAGATGCTAATTTATCTTTTTCAGATTGATTAAATTTAAATGCAGAGTGTCTATCCAGATATAAATTTAAACAGTTATATTTATATTTCCTAAGCATTTTAATATCATTTGATGCAATTGAAACAAAGGCATAAAAGTAAGAGAAAATATTATCACATTTAGTTGTTTCTTGAATATTATATATAATAGCAAGCGATTCATTTTTATTTTTAGAATATTTGAATGGTACATTACAACTTATCCCTCCATCACAATATAAATTATCATTATAATTAATTGGGTAGAAAATATATGGAACTGCCATAGTAATTTCAATTGCCTTATAAATATTCATATTAGGAGTTATTTTATAAGAAAAACATTCAGATTTTGTTTTGGTTAGGTTTGTACCAATTATTTTTAAATTTTTATGAAATTTTTTAAAGTGTTCTTTAAAAGTTATTTTTAATGTAGTGTTTTTTTGTTTAGCCATTGATTCAATTAGTTCAACAAGGTCACAAACATTAAATGCACCATAATTAGTAAAAAAGTTTTCAATATTATTTTTAATAAGACAACTTGGGTCAATTTTAGATATAACTTCTGTTAATTCACTAGAAGTATATCCAATAATAATCAAATATGCAATAATAGCACCAGCAGATGTCCCAATAAACGTTTTAAAATCTTTAAGAATATTTTCTTCTTCAAAATATTTAAGAGTACCTATAATAGAAACTGCTTTCATACCACCACCACTAAGTATAAGAGTTTTATAATTATTCATCTTTAATAAGTTAATAATAATATATTTTTATATAAATTATTATTATAATATGGATGACTTTTATTCAATAAATGTTAATCAAATTCAAAAGAATAAAGGCGAAAGAGATAGATATAAATATACAACATATAAAAGAATTTTAGAAAAGTGTTATTTAAAAATCAAGACATGTTCTGATAATAATCAATCATATTGTATTTATACTATTCCTGATTTTATTATTGGCGAGCCTTTATTTAGAAAGAATTTTTGTGCTACTTTCATTATAGACCATTTAAAAGATAATGGATTTAGTGCATCATTTATTTATCCAACGTATGTATTTGCAAGTTGGAATTTTAGAAATGATAATAAATTTGAAGGATTTAGAAGAACAAATTCTCGTACCCCTAATATAAAAATTACAAATTCAATAAAACAACCAAAGATGATTAATTTTAATGGACTAAGTGAACCAAAAACAAAGAAATCTCATGGAATAAATAATAAATCAAATGAAGATGCAGAAAAATTTAGAATTATAAATGATTATGTTCCATTAAAGAGTATGTTATTTAAAAAGAAACCTTGAGTTTTACAAGAGAATCCATTACAAATATTATAAAAATACCTAATATAACAAGTAATATTAAATCATTATTATTTTCATCATCAGATAATGTTGAAAACTTTTCAATAATGCTTGTTAATGCGTTTTCATCTTTTTTTTCATCTTTTTTTTCATCATTATTATACATTTCAACAATTTCTTTATAATCAGATGAATCAAAAAGTTCTTGACTTTCATCATATGCTTTTAGCTGTGTTTTATGAATATCTTTTTTAGTATTATTATAATTTTCCATATCTTCCTTAATATTATTATTACCCCAAACTTCTTCGAGAGAGCAGTAATTAATATTGGGCATTCTTATATTATATACAGAAAAAAAATACAAGGTTATTTTACTAATTATTTAATATTTATTTATATATATAATGAAAACTATTTTGATAATTTTATCTTTAATTCTTGTTATGTTTTTCTTATCAGAGGACAGAAAATTAAATAAAATAATGAAAAAACAGTCAATACCTTTTATTATTATTTTATTATTATTTTATTTATTTTTTAATAAAATAGATATTAGAATTGTTGTATTTGCATTAATAATTACAATAATCTCATGTTCTAATATTTTTTCAAAAACAAATTTAATAATTGAGAATTTAAAATTAATTGGAAATCCTGATCTTAAAACAGACCAATATGAACATGACTTAGATTTGGACCATGTAGTTCAAGAAGAAGTTCAAGATGATCTTAAAAGCGAAGACTCGGGTGACATTAAAGAGGCATTTAATTATGAAGAGTTGCATGGAATGTTTAAAGAATTAGATGAAGATATAAATAATAAATAATTAATCTCATAATAGTATATATGGAATCATTAAGTATATTAAATAATAGTAAGGTTTTTAGTGGTCTTGCAATGATAATGATGAATTTGGGCGGAAGACATATAATGAGAGATGTTCCTGATTTTTTTGATGATTTATTTGAAAATTCCTTGGCAAGACGAGGAATTGTTTTTTGTATTGCATTTATTGCAACACGCGATGTTAAAATTTCTTTTTTAATTACCTTGGGATTTATAATTATTTTTTCATATTTATTAAAAGAGGATAGTAGTATGTGTATTATTCCCCAAAAAATGATTAAAAAGAAATTAGTAACTAAAACAGAATATATGAATGCACTTAATATTATTAAAAAATATCAAAATAAAAATAAGTAATATGCGTATTATTTAAGTAAATAGTTTCTATAATATATAATAGAAATGAACAATATTCAGTTAGTAAATGATCCTCGAAAGGTTACAATAATTAGTGATACGCCTGCAAATAATGATAATATTAAAATTATTGGAAATAAACAATTTTCACCAAAAATATTAGGTAGAACAGTTCCACTTGCAGGATTGGATTTATTATCAAATCCAAGAAAAAAAAGTGGAAATAGCTCAGGAAGTGATGCAGGAAGTGATGTAGATAGCCAGGATTTTTTAATTAATGGCGAAGAAGATGAAGAGGATGGTGAAGATGGTGAAGATGAAAATAACAATGATTTTCTTAATCAATCAGGAAATGATATTGCTGAATCAATTGCAAGTGATGAGTCATCAGAAGTAGAAATGCCAAAATCTTATGAAGAAATTTTGCAAGAAAAACAGGAATTATTATATGGATTAGATAGATTAGAAAAACAGGGTTATCGAATTTCAAGAAAATATACAATGGCATCAAATGTTGATGATATTAGATATGAATTTAATAAGGTTAAAAGACAGAGAGATGTTGATAAGAGTATTAAATTTTATAGGAAATCATTAATGGCTATTACTAGTGGTGTAGAATATTTAAATGATAAGTTTGACCCTCTCGATGTAAAATTAGGAGGATGGTCTGAGAGTCAAATGGAGAATATGTCAGATTATGATGAAGTTTTTGAGGAGCTACATGATAAGTATAATGATAGTATTGAAATGGCACCAGAGTTAAAATTAATGTTAATGGTTGGTGGAAGTGCATTTATGTTTCATTTAACAAATACTTTATTCAAAAGTTCAGCACCAAGTTTAGACGAAGTCTTGAAAAGAAATCCAGATTTAATGCGAGATTTGTCACAGGCAACATTAAATACAATGGGTGATAACATGGGTGTTGCCCCCACAAATCCAATTTTAAATATGATGTCACAGGGAATTAATGCATCATCAAATGCAAGAAGTAATATTCCCGTCGGCCCAAGACCAGACCAGTCGGGAGATTCAAGAAGCATGAGAGGACCACAAGGAGTTGATGATATTTTAAGTAGTTTGCGAAGTGGTGGAAATGGAAGAAGAAATAAAAAATCCAATGATGCAATTGAAATCAATATCTAAGATATTAATCAAAAAATAAAATCAATATCTAAGATATTAATCAAAAATATTTTAATACATAAATATTAAAATATTAAATAGTTGCTCTAAGCAATTTTATATTTTTTTAAATTTTTAATAAAATAAAGACCTTGTAGGTAAGTATCAGATAAATCATCCTTTTTTTTATTACTATTAAAATATTCTAACCAATTGCGATTTTCTTCACAATCATCATCTTTACAATTATTTTCCAAAAAGTACCTCGCATGTAAAACTGCCTTCTTTTTTCGAATTGTATAAGAAGTTTTATAATTTAATTCAATAACTGGGCCATCATATACTTTTAATTTATTGCTTGCTGAAATTAGAAAAATATCTTTAATACAAGACTCTGAACATTTCTTTTCTTTGCACATTAGGTAAAACGTATATAATATCATTTGAATTGATTTCATTACTGGATTTTTCATACAGGGTTGGTTCTCAATTAATACATAATCAATATCAATTAAGTCAGGGTCTTCATGAACTTTATTAATAAGAATTGGTGCAATTTTCAAAATACTTTTTTTCTTTTTTTTAACTTCACTTTCTCTAATATCAATAACACCCCATTTTAATATTTTTTCGTCTTCCATAATACAATATGCTAAATTTATAATTCCAATATCCCATGATATAATCTTCATTTAATAATAATATTATTTCATATCTAAGTAATAATAATTTAATTAAATAAAAATTTATCAACAGTTGATTTAACACAGAATATATGATGTAAAACGATGCTTAATAAAAATAATATAAGTAGGATGAGAGAAAAATTATAATGTGTAAGCAAGTGTATAATAAATGCACCTAATATAGTCATTAGAACATCAACAATCGCGATATTACAAATTCTATATGAATGAACACCTTTCCCGACTTCGCCAAATAAGTTTTTATATTTACACAATACCATATAATATATCATTTATAAAAAAAATCAAACAATTTTTAAGTTCATATAATTCTTTAATGTATTTTTATTTTTACTTGATTTTTCTTTTCTTTTTAATTTAAGTGACCTACCTGCTTTTTTAACAAGTTCTTTATTGAGTGGGATAAATGATTCTTCATTTTTTAATGAATAGTTCATAATATTTTCTTCAATTTTTGGTATAACTGAAATCATAGGTGGATTGATAATATTAAATGTTTTATTTTCTAAAACAGATGCTTTTCTAAAATCAAGTATATTATAAAATCCTCCGAATTTTTTCAAAGACTCTCTTGGTGGTGCAAGCTTTATCTTATTTTCGTATCGTTCGATATTTAATAATTTTTTTTTCATAAGATTTAATAAAGAAAACATTTCCCATTTCCGACATGAAACAAATAATGAATTAAAAATATATGAGGCACAACAATTAAAACTACAATAATTTCCTGTAACATAAAAATTTCCATTTAAATATTTTTGAGGAAGTCCAATTGGAATATTTTTAAAAGAATGACAACACCAAAGACAATCAATTTTAACAGAAACTGGCCATGATTTTCGACTATTGCTTTCAATAAATTCGGGCATTATTAATTTTAAATTTTTTTTTATATATTTATCAGTAGATGATGTATAATCATTATGTGGGTCAGATATTTTTTCATCTGAATCTTGAATAATCATAAAATTAATATTTTTAGAAGAATCATCTGATTCTAATATATTTTTTTCAACATATTCTGAAAAATTATTATCTGGACAATAAGGTATTGGCTCATTTTCAACAATAACATCAGATGATATTAGATCTTTGTCAATTATTGGAATATGTAATATATAAGTTTTTTTATCATTTAGTTCTGGTACATCTTGTGGCTCTACCTTCTTAGGTTTTCTTCCTCTTTTTTTTACCAATTTTACCTCAGTTTTTTTCTTAGGCTTTCTTCCTCTTTTTTTGGGGGCGGGGGATTCTGGCATATACATAAAAAATATCTTAATCTCTTTAAGCGTATTACACTTTTGAATATATTATATTATATTTATATATAGAAGTGATGAATTCTTCAACAAAGAAAGGGTTACTCAATGCTACTCGTGTACCAAATAATACAGAAAGAAATAAGATTAAGGACGAGAAAACCAATTTATATAAAAATATGAATACATTTGTAGGTTTGATTAAACCCCCTATCAAGTCAGATAATACAGGGGGGGATATTTTTAATGAATGGTTGTCTTTTGACAATAATAAACCTGTTTTTTTAAATAACTATAATAAAAATAGATTATCTTTTTTAAAAGTATGTTCAAAATTGGTTGAAGATAACGTTCATTTTTTAAAAGAAAATAATTCTCTTTCTAATTTATCAAATAAAATGATAAAGATTAAAAAGTTAATATCATCCTTACATGATTTTATTGTTGAACATGAAATGTTTAGAGAAACATTAAGAAATAAAATAAAAGTACAAAATCTCCATTATTGGGATGATTATTATAAAAATAATAATTCAACAAATGTTGAAACTATTTTATTCGAAATGTGTAAAAAAGCATTAAATGGTACTTTCCAATACAAATTAAAGGCTTGTTTTACATTGATTATATCATTATCTCTTGCACACGAATTTAATGAATTTAATATGAATAAAAATGATAAAAAATGATTATTTAAAGTATAAATTATATATCTTAAATAGTAAAATGGCATTTTTAAATTTAATAATAGGGCCGATGTTTGCAGGTAAGAGTACTGAACTTATTCGGATTTCAAACAATTACAAAGTAATTAACAAGGTAATACTACCAATTAATCATCCAATCAATAAACGTTATGGAAGCAAACAAATCACCACGCATAATGATAATATATTGGATGAATGTATTATTGTTGACAAATTAATAGATGTAGAACAAAAATATGCAAATGCTTTTAAAGAAGCGGATGTTATTTTAATTGAAGAGTTGCAGTTTTTTAAAGATGCTTATGAGATAATTATTAAATGGGTTGAAGAAGATAATAAAACGGTTATTGCAGCTGGACTTGATGGTGATGCTAATAGAAAACCTTTTGGTGATGTATTAAAATTAATACCATATGCAAACACAGTTAAAAAACTGTCGGCATTGTGTAAAAGATGTGGTGACGGAACACCTGCTCATTTTTCAAAGAAAATTAAAAAAAATGATAAGCAAGTAGAAGTTGGTACATCAGATATTTATGAAGCAGTGTGTAGGAAACATTATCTACAATAAGTTAAAAATTATAATCTATTTATTCATTCCTTTTTCTCTTCACACTTCTTTGCAGAAGCGGGTGATTCAAATAATGAACGCGCATCAATTAGTCGTATCTCTTGTGGAGACAATTTCTCAACAGGAACTTCTCCCATAACATTGATTGCATCTATTAGTCGCGTATCTAAATTGAACGACTTTGTTCGCTTATCGACAACCCCTCTAATGAACATCTCGCCATTTGGAGCAAGGAACTTGAATGATTCCAAGTTTTGTCCCGCAAGTCTCACAACACTTATCCCAGTATCATCTGCTTTTGCATCAGATGTGGGGATCAATTTGAAACATGCTCTTGATCGTGTGTTCCACACTGCCATCTTCATGCCTTTCATCCACGGAAATTTTCCACATTGTTGTTGTAGAAATGTTTTGTCTGTGAATATATCACCATTCCACTCGCAGTCTGTCATAATGAACATGTTAGCTTGACCAAGCATCGACTCGATTATATTCTCATCAATATGCAATTTACGAAGAAGTTCTGTCCTTTCATTGCGACGTTCGTTAATATATCCAAGAACAAGGGTAAAGTTCGTGGTAAAGCCCATATTCATCTTGTTATTTTCCTCCACAACCATCTTAACAAACGAAAGAAAGTCAAACACATGTTCTAACCCATTTCTGAGTGCACTAATGTGGTTAACAAATTCTTTACCAAGGTCAATTGGTTGGAGGTACTCTGCAAAGATGATGATTATTGGACCAAGCATCGTCTTTGGACCAATTTTGCCACGTGCTTCCCATGCATCAATCTCTGTCCACGTTTTCAATGCAGCAAAAATGATGGATGCAGCTGTTGCAAAGAAGATTGCATCTTCATCGTTCATTGAACCACTTCTGTCCAATATGATGCTACCCAATAGGGAAACAAGTTTGGGATCATCGTTAACAATCTTCACAAGATTCAAAAGCCACTTAGTAGCTTGGGCATTCCTTGTTGCTGCATCCGCTTTTGGATACATAAACAATTTATTTCGACGATGTGTACAATCAAGACCAGAACCCATTACCAAACTAGCAACGGTTGTTCCAGCGGTCTTGACCATATCGGACTTTCCTTCTGCAACCTTTTTAAAGTAAGACTCAACAACTGCTTGATGGTATCGGTAAATCCAGCCTTCTTCAATCTTTTGATCACGAGATCTCTTTGACGAACGGTAACCATGACTTTGGTCGTAGGCTGTTGTTTTACCATCAGTCACCAATTTGTCAATCCGTTCATCAAATCCATCAATATTGTGATGAGATCGTAGATGTTGGAGTGTATATTCTCCGCCACGGTCAACAATTGCTTTTGACATTTCGGTCAGCAATTTCCGATAGTCACGGTCATTTCTTGGGCTATTTTCATAATGTTCTAAGAGGTCCATACAAAGTCTAATTCGTTTTGGTTTAAGTGGCGTTATTGTTGCCGACTCAATCCAAATGTTTCCAGCCTCATCACGTGTATTCAATATTTTGACAACAAGATTTTCTTCCCACGACATCATCGGACACTCTCTGTAAAATGCACGAACAATCTTGTCAGTTTCCTTACCATCTGATGTTTTTCGCTGCTTTCCGCTTCTAAGACGGGGTGCCCATTTGACTGCAAGTGAATGTTGCGGATGCTCTGGATCAACCATCACTTTCCACCACTCCACTCTAATTGCAGTCAAAAGACAGTTAGGTGACTGGATACGAGACCCGTCCGCCTTTTTCCATCCAAGTAATTGTCGCAAGGACATGAATGACCCACAATCAATCAATAACCGTGTTACCAATGTCGACAAGTGTGGGTATAATTCCATCAATCGTAGCACGAATGCATGAGAATGGTCCTTATGTCCAAGTCCCCCATCTCGGTAATCTCTGATGTGAACCAAAGCCGATAGAATTGTTAGGAGTCCTAGTGGATCATGTTCTTCTGTAAGGAAGTCTTCAATCCACTTTTTGACAACATCAGATGACGTTGTCTGTTGCAAGTTGGTCAACAATGCACACAACACTCCTTGCTGTTTCTCTGTCAAACCATCTAAACCGAATTCCTCAGCCATATCTGCCTTGTATGCAGGGACAAGCTTTCCGGGCGTTCGTTTCATGTGGTCTGGTAGTTTGTGTTGCTGTTCGAGTGTATAAAGTGCAATTGCAATGCCATTTGCATTAAGAAGTGGCAAACACTCCTTAAATCTATCCTCTTTTCCATTTTTCAATGCTTTTAAGGCTATATCTAAAATTTCCTCTGACGTCATTTCGTCGAGAGGATTGTTACAATTATTTTCTGATAAATTCATTGTAATTTAATATAAAATATAATATTAAATTAATTGTATCATTTTTTTTTATAAAGAGGCGTGACCTTACATACTTTACCTTTTTTTTGCACACATTTAAATAATTTACCTTTTTTCCCCATACTAATTAAAAAATCACAATTTTTTTTAGATGGAGCAACAAGTTGTGCAGCAATCTTTTCTGGATTTTTATCCTTTGTTCTAAATTTAATATTGCTATTAACAGTGTATAATTTACCTCCTCCTTCCTGGGGTGGTTCTTGTACAAATTCATCAAATGATGAATTTTCAACATTTTGTTTATGGGAATGGTCAATTTTTTTATGAGATGCCTTAATAGGTAAGTGATTATCATTTGTCACAATTTCTGGATGAACATTATCTGGTTGTGATTTAAAGTGGTCAATTATTAAAAAATCAGACATATATATTATCCATATATATATAATTATTTTTAGTTCATATTATTGTGATTTTTATCATATTTGGTAACAATCGTTTTATAATTATATTCGATTTCTGTGTCTTTAATATAAATTTTTATTGGTTTATCAAGTTTCACTCTTGTTCCCGTATATTTATATTCTTTTTTTGTTCTATTATTAACAATAGTAAATACAATAAATTTTTTACTATTATTATTTTTATTATAAAGTCCTGCTTTTCTTCCCAAAAATGTTGTTACTTTTTTTGCAACTTGACCTGGACTTTTTCCTTTATATGATCCATAATTTTCTCCCTGACTTGGATAATCAACGATTTGGTATATATCATTTTTACTCATTATAATTATAATAAAGATTATTTTATTATAATAAATTATTTATTTCTTTCCAGCAATTTCAACCATTGGTCTATATTTCTGAATAATTGTTTTTTTCTTTCCATCTTTAACAACAACACGTTTAACTGGTTTATCAAGTTTTTTGTAATAACCATAGTATGGGCCGTATAATTTCTTTTTTGATGAACGAGTAACTTCTTGAAGAGTAAATGTCACACGACATTTGGTCTTGTTATTTGTTTTCATGTCTCTACAAAATTTAGAAAGTGCTTTTGCAGCTGCATCACCTGGTGTTGGTTTGTTTTTGCGCATTTTTCCTTTTCTTTTACCTCGGGTGTAAAGATTTGAGATTTTGTATCTTCCTCCATTTTCAATTTTACGCCCATTGAGTTCAACAACTGTAAAATAACGAACATCTGGTTCATCTCTTTCATCATTTTTACCACCATACAAAAGAGTGAAATCTTCTTGTTGTTTTGATGGAGCGGAACATGACCCCCCTCCTTTGGAACTTTTAAAGTTACCAATAAGTTTATTAAGTTGGTTTAAATCTTTTTTAAACTGTTTTTCGGTGTAACGTGACTTCCTTGGCATATTATATATATTAACCAAATATTTTTTTTTTACAAAAATATGAAATTATTAATACAGATAATAATACAATAATAACTGATTTTTTAATATTTGTTTTAAGTTCGTCGTAATCGACAGGAACATTAAAATGTTCGGTTAAATATATTTTTTTACATTTTTCAACATTTTTTCCTTTTTTAATACATGTACAATAATCAATTGATTTATATTTTTCTAAACAATCTTCGTCACACGTATTATTGCGAATACTCAAACAATATTCTGCATTTTTAAATTTTTTTAAATAGCAATCACTATAACATAATTCAGAGTCAGCATATTTTAATAAACAATTAGCACTATCAACAGTAACAGTATGTTGTAATTTAACCTTTCCCGTATTTGTTGAACCAATAACACCTGATTTAGCAGATGGATTTGTATTTTTGATAATATTATAAACAACCATTATACTAATTTAATGACATATTTTATTTTCATGATTTTTGGATAGTGTGATTTTGAACTAACAATAATAATATTCTTCATAATATTATTGGTTATTTTTATTTTTTCTTCAATAAATATAGTTCTAAGTCAGTATCATCATAAAAGTTCATTTTATATATGTTTTTAACTTCAAAACCTGCTTCCATTGATTGTTTAACTATTTTATCTTTTATTTTTGGAATATAGAGTTTTGTATTTTGAAATCTGACATTATTATTATTATTCATTTTAAATTTTTCTCTATAAATCACATAATCATTTTTTCTAATAAAGTATCCATCATGATTAAATTTATCAAATTCAGTATAAGCATGAACATTTTTATAATCATCCAGATATAAAGTACTATAATTTCTAGGGGATGGTATTAATTTATTATAATTTAAAACATGTAAAAATAAATAACCATCTGGTTTCAACCATTTATGAAAATTTTCTAATATAATTGCTTGTGATTTATAATCATTGTGATATAAAGTATCTAATAAACATAAAACATGAGAAAACTTTTTACTCGGATATAATTCACTGTTTTTTAAATTACCTACCATAAAATCACCAATTGGACATCTAATTTTTGCATATTTTAATAATTCTTTTGATAAATCAACACCAACAATTTTATAATTTTTAAAAAAGTATTCAAAATATTTACCAGTACCAGTTCCTGCGTCTAAAATAACACTTTCATTTGTTAATGTTTTTTTGATTTTATCAACATCATATTCTAAAATTAATTTTTCGTTAAATACTATATTATAAAGTTTTGCATATATTTCATCAACATTATTTAAATTAACCGAATAATCTTCAAAAGATTCTATGTTATTATATTTTTTAAAAATGCAACTTAGAATTATAATAATTAATAAAATGATTAACAATCGTTTATAATCCATATATTATTTATATATATAATATATATATAATGAATAATGACACGAATGATAAAATTTTAAAAAATGTTGCAGAAGTTATAGAATTTTGTAAACAAAATGGTTCAAATAGAGCAAAAATTTCTGAAAAATATAAAGATTTTTATGAAGGATATCCAGCACTTGTAAATCTTATTGCAGATGATCCACATAATTTTGATTTTCCACGTTTAATTGAAATGTTGAAAGTCAGAGAGAAGGTAACTAATAAAGAAGTTGATTATAAAGATGCATCACTTTATATGGGTCAAAGATATTATGATGAATATGTTAAACCAAAAATAGAGAAAAACTAAAATTATAGTAAATATTTACTTTTTATATTTAATGGTATATTATTATTAATACACCATTTTTTTGCATTTTCAATCTGTTCATTTATAATTTCAGTTTTATTTTTATTAGAAATATTATTTTTTGCAAGATTTATTGCAAAATTTAAATGTTCAATTTGTTTTCCACATATTAAATCATTTATTGTATGCAATATATGAATAAATTTATTATCCAGTTTAAGTTCATTTATATTAATAGTATTTTCATCCATATTCTCTATTAAATTGATTAGTTTATTTAAATCTTTTTTTTCAATTCCTTTAAATCCTGTCGCAATAATATATTTTTCTGAATTCAAAACTCTACTTGTTTTTGGTTTATCAATTTTAAAATCATCAAAATACATATCAATTAGTTTTAATAGTTTTAATGTTACAACTGAAAATATATCAAAAATTTTACATACAAAATTTCCCCCTGTTTTTAAAATCATAAATGAAGCTACTATTTCTGAAAAAATTATTTTATATGATAATTGTTCTTGTTTATTATAATCAGCAGAATAATCAATCCCACCATCTGCTGTTACCAATGATGCCTTATATTTTAAAAAATAACTGTCTCTAAATTTAATTAAATCATTTTTATCATACAAATTACCATATGTAACAGATAATTTTTTATTTGTATTTTCAATATTATAAATTTTTTTCCAAGAAGGGATACCCCTATTAATAGGCGATAATGTTATTCCATGTACATTAATTTTTATATTATTAATATTAGAATAATAATCTAGTGCCTCTATAAAACCACCAGGACCCTCTGCCAAGCATGCAATATTATTATAACCAATTTCAAGTAATTCATATTTATTTAATAATTCAATCATTTTAAAGAAAGATCTACTAATTGGAAATACATTTGAAATTCCATCTTTATAATTAATATAAATTAATTCATACGGATTTGATATTTTTTTAATTTTCTCCCATACATCTACATAATCATCTATTTTATTTTTAAGTAAAGAAATTTCTTTTGACATTGTTTTATATATGATTCCTTTGTTATAATTTTCATCTTTATTTAAAGTAAATACTTTGTTGTTGAACATAAATATAAAATATTACCAATCTTTTAAGTACTTAGTTATATTTATGTTCACCAACAAATATATTTACAATTTTACAAAATCAAATGCTATGCTTAAAAAACTAAATTCTTTTTCACTTTCTGTCAATTCATATTTATTATTTGTTTCTTTCATCTCTTCGTATATTTTACTAAATGGTTTAACATAAACTAATTTTAATCCAACTTTACTACACATTTTTTTAAAATATTCAAAATTCACCAAATATTCAATGTGTGTATGACCAATTGATTTAAAATATACTTTAATTTTTTTACCAAAAAAATCTTTTTTATCATTGAATGTTCTTATTTTATAATCTTTTTGAATACTCCAATTTATATTATCTCCATCTTTCCCTTCCAATAAAGGATTTTTTTTCAGTTTTTCAAAAACAGTCTTTCCATCAAAACACGTCCCAATAAAATGCCCACCTTTTTTAAGATTGTCATGAATATTTTGAATAATATTTTCAGTTGATTTTCTATCACCATAAAAATAATGCAAACTAAATTGCACACTAACAATATCAAAATTATATTTATTAGGTATATATTCTTTTAATCGCAATTTAGACATATCATCTAATCCAGCATCATAATTCGGAAATATCAATTTTGAACTGTCTCCCCATGCAAAATATACACTTGGTTTGGGTCTTGGGTATTTTTTATAAAAATTCATCGCATATCTTAATCCAGGCTTATCTATGTCAATTCCAATAATTCGTTTTAAATTGGCTTTTTTCCATTTTGGTAAGTCACCCCCCTTGCCACAACTCAAATCCAGTAGCTCGCCTTCAAATTTCTTTTTATTTTTCCCTGGACTTACAGATTCAATTAGTTGCGATTTAATATATTGATTATGAAATAGTTGTAATTGTGATCTACTATTTTTATTAAATTTATTATTATTTGTGTTTGAATAATATTTGATTGATGTTTCTGGTACATCTCCCGTAGTAATCATATATTCGGTAACTGGATCATTTATTTTTTCCCAAATATCATTTGCAACATCTTCGTAATTTCCGAAGATTGGTTTCCCACTCTTATATTTTTCTGTTTTATCATATCTGACTCGAATTGGGTTCCATCCAAAATTTTCATCGCAATATTTGTCATAAGTGAATTCAACAATTGTATCATCTTTTATTTCATCAATTTCACCTGTTAAAGCATCTGATGTATAAATTTTATTATTCGGAGATGTAAAAATTTTAGCAATTGAGTGTCTATTATCACTATCAGGATTGAATTCACTCGCAATTAATTTTTTCTCCCATTTTTTATTTTCTTTATTAAATTTGTCATCATTTTTTCCAACAAATAATATTAATGTTTTATAATTTTTAACAGTTTTTTCAATATCATTTTCAAATAATGGTGTTACAATATCTTTTCCATCATCGTCTTTTTTAAATCTTACCAAAAAATCAATTGAATTTAACTCAGGAGGTTTCCATTTAAATAAATATTTCCATGTTCCTCCTCTTAGTGGATAATGTTCTGTAATTGGTGTAAAAATTAATCCATCAACATAATAATTTAAATTTTCTCTATCATCCCATAATTTTTTTGCTTCTTCGAAAATTTTTTCATTATTGCCATATTTATATGGTTTTACAGATATTGTTAAATCATTTTGTTCTGAATTTTGATAAAGAGATTGAATTAATTCAATTCTACTTAACTTTCTATCTTTTTTTAGTTTTTCTTTTGATGGCAAATTTAAATGTCTTTTTCGAACATCTTCTCCATTATAAAATAAAATATCATACATTAAAAATAAATTTTTATCAGATATATATTCACCTTCAATCAATGTATTATTTGTATTTGATAAAACCAAATCAATTCCCTTAATATTTAAATTAGTATCAATTAAATATGATTTATTATCATAATAATATAAAAAATGTTTTTGTCCGTCTGCTTTATATGTAACTGCATAATTTTTCAAAATATTAACAACTGATTTTGTATTAATTAAGTTTACTTTACTTAGCGATACAGGATTTGCACTTACAAATTTATTAAAAGAATTATTAGATTTTATTCCAACTAATTTATAATATTGATTTAAAATATTTTTAGATTCGCTTAATGATAAAATTGAAATTCCACCCTGTAATAACGCTACAATTGAACCTGTTATTTCCATAAATTCGTTTAAATTGTTATCTTCGCTGTTAGATTCTTTATTAATTAATTCTACCTCAATTTCATATGTATTATGTTCTTTTAAACACCCAGAACCTTTAAAGCTTTTGCCATGACATTGTTTAATTGAACTTAGATCTAATCTGAAATCTCCTATTTTAATTGAGATTATATCTTTATATCTATAATATTTCATTTCATTTTGGTCTAATAATCTACTGTTATTAATATTTTTTGATTTATTATCAACTCTTTGTTCATCATTGTAATTAAATCTTATACCATAATCTTTTAATTCTAATGTATCTTTCTTTTTTTTTCTGATAAAAATTCCTGATGTCAATTTATTTTTTAACCAATACATTTTAATATTATTTATTCCATGTATTGATGTTCTAATATTTGAAGATGCTGTTTTAATATTTAATACATATTCTCTCGTATATTCTAATCCCAGTATTTCTGTATAATAATTAATAACTGTCATAAAATTTCCGTGTAGAATTTTATTGTTAAATGTATCTCCCCATATTGTTGCTTCTAATTCAGTTTCTTTTGATTTTTTAAAATTATTTAAAAGGTTATTAAGTTTTTCGAATTCTATTTTTGAAATATTCATAATAATATATTATTATAATATTTTTTTAAATGGTTTTGATACTGTCTAATTTTTGAATATCACTTAATAATTCATTTTTTAATTTGAAAATCATTTTATTTGTTTTTTCTGATTTTTTTTTAATGTTAATTCCTAATAGTACAACATATTCTCTTAATTCTGTTACTTTCATCTTATTAACATTAATTGGTTCATTAATTGGTTCTTGTTTTGGTTCTTGTTTTGGAATACTTTGTTTAATAATATATTTATTTCCATATTTATTAAATAAATTATCTAATAATTTTCCGAAATTATTTGAATATTTTAATAATTCAAAATTATGATGTGATAGAGTATTAAATTTATTAATTCCATCATCATTTTTACATTCTAAAAATAAAGTGGGTTTAAATTTACTTACAAATTCTTTTTCCGAATAATCTACATTTACACATTTATCACTGAATACATAAATATTAATATTCATTAAATTTGCAATATATTTATTTATATATGGTTCATTAATCAATATTTTAGAAAAATTAAGTAATTTTTCTTGTAAATATCCTTTTTTTCCAAATTTCCTTGATATATTTTTATTAGATTTTAAAAATGTTGAAATATTATAAGATAAATATTTACGAAATTCAATAATTAATCTTTTTTTTTCATTTAAATCAAAATTATAAAAATTCTTGTATAAATGAATTAATATTGATTCAATAAAAGAATCTTTTGTTTGTGTTTCTAATATATAAAAATCATTATAACATGGAATATCACTTTTATAATCATTTAAAGTGATATCATATTCTTTCTTTTTTTTTCTTTTAATTTTTTTAATTCTACCAGTACATAATTTATTAAAAAAATCTATATTTTCTTGTTTATAGTTTTGTTGGATGTGTGATACTAAGTTTTCAAACATAATTAATATTAAATAGTTATATTTGTTTAAACATTTTTCTTTTTTTTTTTTATTTCATTGCGAATAATCTAATTCAATGTCATCTTCAATGTCATCTTCAATAATAGCCTCATCTTCGCTATATTCCATATCTAATGTTTGTTCAATTTTAATAGTTTTCTTTTTTTTTGTTAATTTACTTGAATAATGTTGTACAACAAGTTGCTGTGACATATCTTTATAATTTTTAATTATCTTATTTTTAGCAGAAGAGTATTTTATTTTTATTTTTTTTAAAATAATTTTATCACCAATCATTTTATAATCTTTTTTTTTATCAATAGGTTCATCATTGGTTTCAATTGGATTTTTATTAATACTTTTAAAATTATAATTTAAATTTTTTTTTTCCGAATCTAATTTATGTTCTCTTAACTCTAATAATTTATTATTTTTAATACAAAAATTAATATAATAAAAAACTTCTTGAATTATTTTTTTATTAGAAATTTTCTCATTTTTTTCTTCATCGGTAAAGTGAACATTATTATTAATTTTACTATTTGAATCATTATCCACTATTAATTTTACAAATATTCCATTGGAATTTTGAGAATAAGGAATATTATTATTATTTATAATATTAAATATTTCAATATATTCATCTTTATTTAATTCACGAATATACTCCATTATAAACTTTATTTTAGCTTCCATTAATTAAACAAAATAAAAAAAAATATTAAATTATAACTTAATCTTCGTTCTCTTCATCTAATTCACTGTTATCAACTTCGTCGGATAAATACTCTGAATCAGATGAGTCTCCCAGCTCTTTAAAATCATCTGCCATCTCTTCATCAGATAACCCATAATCATTTGTTAGATTTTCTTCATCAGATTCTGCCTGACTTATTTCATTATCAATATCATTATTAATTCTATTATTCGTTTTACTATTATTTGTTTTAATTTTTTTAATAATGAATTTCTTTTTATTTACATCTCCACTAATTCTCGCAATAACTGAAATTTTATTATCATTCATTTCAAAACGTTTACCTACAATTTCTACATCAATAAAATCACCGATTTGTAAATTTTTAAAAACATCTCTATTTTCATGATATTCTTTTGGTACAATAACTGATAATGGTCCATTTTCTCCCAATATCCCCAATCTATTAATATTTATAATTTCTATATTAATTTTTTCTCCATTAACAGGATTGCATATATCTGCTGAAAAAACAATTTTATATGTTGTATATCCTTTAAAATTAGAACCCGTTAAAAGTCCAATTGAACGTCTAATTAAATTAATTGATTCATTTTTAATAAAACCTTCTACTGTACATTTACCTTCAAATGTTTTTTTTAACTCATTTTTAATTTCAGTTTTAATATTTTTATTTAACATTGCTGGGGGTATAAATATTTGTTTACACAGTGTAACGTTATTATATATATTATTTTGTTTCAAACTCATATTATGTTATATAATATATTATATTTATAATAAAATATATCACTTTTTTTTAAAATAATGTAAATACAATAATAGCAAAATTAAAAATAAAATTAAAATTAAAAATTCATTTGAATGTAAATAAAAATTATATAATTGTGAAATTAAAAATTCTTATGAAAATGTCGTAATTTATTATCATTATTTTCAAAATGTCTTAACATAATTTCAATTCCAAAACACATATTCTTTTTTTTCTTTTTGACATTTTTAAGTTTTAAATATTTAACAATTTCAGATATTTCATCAATACTATAAGTTACACACATTCGACCTGTAATTTCAGATCTTTTTGAGAATTTTTTATTTAAAGTTCTTGCACCAGTATATTTCCTAACATCTATAATTTTTAATTTTTTTTTTACAATAATACCATATAATTTTGAATTTTCTATTTTTTTTTTATTTTTCATAATTTTTATAATATTTTTTTTATGATCAACACTGCATTTTTTAATTTTTTTATTGGAAAAACAATAATATTTTCCGTCAATCATAATTGCATTTATTTTATTAATATTAATAATTTGTTTCTTTAATATTGTATAAATTTCTTTTTTAAATTTAATATCCATTTCGTTTGAATTAAATAAATTATTAATTAAAAATATAAATTGTTTTGACGATAATCTACCAATAATATATTCAATTATCAATAATTTATAATTATTCTCTGAAAAAGTTGATTCTAAAAATTTAAAATTATTTTTTAATATTTTATCATATTGTGTATTAATCATTTGAGTAATATTTTTTATAATTTTATCATTATTTTGATTATTTTCTTCTTGATTATAAATATGGTCAGTTATATCAATTTTTTCTACCTTATATGTTAATGGAGTTTCTCTATAATACATCGGAATTTTATTATAATTAATATCACTTGGTTGAAAAATATAGTAGTCGCCTTTGTAGATCAAATATCCTTTTCTATCATATTTGTCTTGAATAATTTCTTTTTTAGATTTTAATAGTTCATCAATTGCAATAAAAATATATAAATCTTGTAAAGATGGAATTGACTTATTTATTTTACTACGAATTTGGTCAATAGTATATGCATAATTATATCTATACATTTTTTTAATTATTTTTTTTGCATTTTTAATATCATCAATTGCAAAATCAATTGTATAGGTACTTGTATCTTTTTTAGATTTTATATTATTTGATAAACAAGTATAAGAACAATCTTTAATATAATCACATTCCCTTGAATATGGTTGTAACCCATTTACTACTTTAATTTTTTTTCCCAACGAAGTTATTATTGTTTCTTTTTTATTTTTAATAATATTTGCATTTTTATTTAATAAACAATCAAATGCAGTTCGTTTTAGTATTCTTTCAACTTTTTTAATTTGTTTATCCTTTGTTTCTGATAATCTATAATTTTTAATATCAACCGATTCTTTTTTTAATTCTTTTGGTAATGTCGAAACATATTGATATAATTCTACATTTCTTTCTTCTTTTGGCAAATTAACATGAGAACAATTACGAATTCCTCTACCAGCAATTTGTTCATTGACTGAAAGATTATACCATGGCTCAACTATATGTATTTGTCTCATATTCTTAAAATCAATTCCCTCTGAAATTACTCGTGTCCCAATAATTATTTTTAATTCACTGCCATAAATATTATTTTTTTTATTGACAATTTCTGCGATTTTTGGTGGCGTTGTTTTAACAAAATCTTGATCTGGAAAAAGAATTGCATACTTCATTGGTTTGAATTTTGACACTCCTTTGAATTTTGATAATGGTGTCCCATCTTTATAAGAGATTGGTTCAGATATTCCACCCCCCCCTTTTTTATTAAAAGAATAATTTAATAATGGTTGTTCATTCCCAGATAAATATCGTTGAACACCATTTTGTTCTAATGCGAGAGCAAGTGGTAATACCCCTCCTCTAATATATCTTGAATAAATAATTACAGGACCACTTGATTTTTTTATAAATTCAATTATTTTTGCAAATTTTGATGAATAATCAGATAAATATTTTGTATCAATAAAAGGTTTTTCATTTTTAGTCCCATAATTCATTAGGACATGATTTTGATATTTAAATTGAACTGTTTTTTTCCCTTTTTTTTTATTAATATAAAAAGCACCCATTCCATTATCATTATCACTAAACCCTCTTATACCATCAGTAAATCCTCCATTTTTAAGAGGAAATACTATATTTGAAATTTGTATTAATTTTGTAAATACATTAGATTTAATCTTATTTATTTTAACTACATTGGTATGATTATTAATATTGTCAAGACCATTTTCATAATCATCATTATTTAAATTAATATCTTCTATTGAATTTTTTCTTTCACTGTCAACCTCCTTATACATTTCATATTGATATTTGGTCATTGGACAATCTATCATTCTTGTATATTCAATCTGTAATTCTGGTAATATTATGTTCCCATTAATATCATATGTATAATTTAAAATTTTTGATTGTTGAGAGAATATTTTAAGTGGAAATGTTGCTGGATTTTCACCCCTTAAATATGATACATAACCATTCGAATATTCTTCTAATATTTTTTCTCCTTCTGGTTTTAAAAATCCGTTTTTATTAAAAATTTTTGCAGTATCGAGTGGTTTTCTATTATCATTAAGTAATAACAAATTCAATATAAATATTATTTCCTTAGGTTTATCATACATTGGGGTAGCAGACATAAGTATTAATTTCAAATTTTTTACAACAGTAACCACCATTGTCAAAATTAAAGCTACTTGTCTATCATTATCACTTGAATTTGATTTTTTCTTAATATTGTGAATTTCATCAATTATAATTATACGATTTGAGTATTCTTTTTTAATTATTTTAATCATTTCATTTGTTAAATCTTTTTTTTTACCATTCCACCCCGTCTTTCTTTTAACATCATTTGCAAATCTACCATAACCCATAAATTGGTAAGATTTTGATATATTTCTTTTTATTTTTCTAATTTTTTGATCCCTAGTTAAAAATTTATCATTTTCAGTTAACATATATTTATTTCCAGTACATTGAGTAATATCATCACTTGATTTTTTTAAATTTTCCTTATCTATATCATAAATTGTTTTGATAAAATTTTCTCTAAGAGACTGACTTGATAGAATTAATATTTTTTTTTTGTATCTTTTAACAAAATCAACAAAATTCTCGGCAATTGAAATTGCAGCACATGTTTTCCCCACACCAACTCCGTGAAATATTAAAACTCCATTATAAGGTGTATTGATTGATAAAAAATTTTTTAAAAATTTTTGTTGAGGGAATAGGTCAAACTCTGTTGGTTTACAAATTTGTTCCATTTTTCTTTTTTCTTCTGGTATTCTATGTTCAAAAAATTCTTTTTTATTGTATATTTTTTCTTGGAATTTATTATCTGTTAGTTCGGGATAATATGTATAATTTTTAACATTAATCTTTACCATTATAATAATTATCAATATATATTTTATTATTACTTAAATATTTGTTATCTTTAATATTTAGATGAATAATTTAGAAAATAATTATTGTAGCAATTGTGGAAAATATGGACATGTATATAGAGAATGTAAATATCCTGTAATAAGCAATGGAATAATATGTATTAAAATTAATAATTATAATTTTACTAAAATATATAAAAATTTTGTTAATAATAAAAAAAATAACCTGAATATTAAAAATATCAATGAATTTATAAACAATGAAGTAAAAATAATATTAATAAGAAGAAGAGTATCATTAAATTTAATAGAATTTTTAAGAGGTAAATATAATAATAAAAAATATATTAAACAAATATTTAGTTTAATGACTAATGAAGAGATTGTATTAATTAAGAATAATACTTATGATTTTTTATGGAAATATATTTGGTGTGATAGTAAATCGTGTAATCGTTATAAAAAAGACTATATAAATGGTAAAAAAAAATTCAATTCTTTAAAATCATTTATAGAAAATGTTGAAAAATCAAATTATTCTGAAACTGAATGGGGTTTTCCAAAGGGACGAAGAAAAACCCATGAAACTAATTTTGAATGCGCAAAGAGAGAATTTGAAGAAGAAACTAATTTATTAAACAAAGATTATAAAATTATTAATATTAAACCACTCGAAGAGAACTACATTTCAACAAATAATGTAAATTATTGTCATTATTATTATTTAGCCGAATTAATAAAAGAAGATGATAATTTTATTATTGATTATAATAATAAAGATCAGTATAAAGAAATTAGTAAAGTTGAATTAATGGGTATAAAAGATTGTTTAAATAAGATAAGGTCATATCAAACTGTAAAAAATGAAATATTAATTAATTTAAAAAAAATGTTAAAGATTGTTTTAACCTATTAAATTGCGAGTCAATATATTTTGTTGGAACTAATAAAAAAAAACTGATTAACAATATTAATCCTATGATTGGTATTTTAAAAATATTATATTTTTTATCTTTTCTGGGAGTTATTGATTCTAAAATTATTTTTTTGTTTAATTTTTTTTCATATAATTTAATTACTTTATTTCTATCCATTATTTTCTTGCCTGTTAAAGAATTGACTTCATTATGAATATCTATTAACCAATATACAAATTCCTGTCTTGAATTTAATTGTAGAGGAAGATGTTTTAAAGTTCTTTTAAAATTTTTTTTACAAGTGCCACACGGTATAACATATTTAAGTGATTCAATAAAGCTTGTATAATGTTTTTTTTCTTCATTTGTTGGATAAAGTGGATAATTAAAAGATATTGTGTGTAAAGTAAACCACATATGCGGACCCCAAATATTCTGATTCATATATAATATATTGATAAAAAAATTATTTAGTATCGATTTTACCTGTATAATCTGGAAATCCTGTTGATTGCCAATAATCACTTGCAAGATATGGAGGAACACCTTCGCCCGTGTCATTGCATGGTGCCTGTGAAGGCCCTTGTTTTAATATTTGTTCTATCTTATAATATGGTAATGCATATGAAAAATATCTAAACTGAGATATAAAACCATCATATCCATCCCAATTATTAATAATAACATCATCAAAATTTTGTTTAGGAAGCCCTTTAAATTTGCATCGTTTCTTTAATTCACCATTAATATAAATATCTATATAATGATTCATTACAACAATTGATAAATGAAACCATTTCCCCATTGGAATATTTCCAACATCACATGATTCTTTTAATGATGAAAATGTATTCATATTAATTCCTAATTTATTTTCATTCGGATAAATCCATACTCCTGGTGCTTGTAATGGATATGCTGTTGAATTTCCTTTGTGGAAAACATGCTTGTATTTATCTCCTTTAACACTGTTAATAAACATCCAAAGTGAATAGGAGAATTCAATTCCATATTGCCCGTCTTGTGACATCGGTACTTTTTCTGCTGGTACAACAATTGTACTTGAACTTGCAGATTTTGTACCATAAATTAGCCAAGGTTCATTGGCAAGTGTACTCTTCATATCATTAATAACAGTATATCCAACATAGATAACTGTAATTACAATAATTCCTATGATTAATATTTGTTGGTAATTCATATTATAATATATAATTATATTATATTATTTTTTATTTCTTAGAAATCATTTTCAAGACTATTACCCTCTTTTTCCATCTTATCTCTAATTTTAACTAATTGACCACTTTTGAAAAAATTAACATTATATTTTTTCCCATCATATGGACCGGAAGTGTAAAGATTCATAACATCATTTGGACGTAATGCAGAACCAAAGAATTGGAATCTAGAAATTTGTCCATAGAAACCACCATCCTTTGCAATATAAATTCGACTATCATCTCTGATAATTGGCAACCCTTTAAGAACACATGAACGTTCTAATTTACCATCAATGTATATATCTACATTTCTATTATTTAATACATATGCAATATGTACCCATTTTTGAAGAGGGATATTTTTAATATCACACCCTTCGTTAGGGTCAACAGTTGTTGAAATTCTTGCATGAATCGAATTCGTTTTTGGGTAAAAAAACATACCAGGCTCTAAATCAATATTTCCTGTTTTTGAAAAATTTGATTGTCTAACAAAAATATTTTTCCAACTACCAAATTTATAATTCCAGTCACTTACATATACCCATAAACTATAAGTTGATGCATATGGATTTGCATTTTTTGGTGGTTTTTTTGATTTAATTTTATTTGTGAAAGCATTTGTTGGTTGGTCAACTAGTACTGGATTTTTTGAAGCGTATTCACTTGAACTATCGCTATAAATTGACATTACTATAATTACAATAAAAATTAATACAATTAACCCAATTACCAATCCTTTGTTTGATTGAGCGTGATGATAAACTGTATTTCCCATTGATTTCATTTTATTTCCTACACTGTTTCCTGAATTTGATGTTTTTGTAGCATTCATTGAAATATATAATATATCAAGATTATTTTTTTTGGTAAATCAGCCATCTCATATGTTTATTATAATAATCTAAAATTGTACTTTTTTGTGTTTCAAATAAATATTTAATCTGTTTTTGTGATAATGAATTATTTGAATAAAATCCCTTATACATTAATCCAGCAAAACCATTATTATTATCACCCGTATTTGCAATATAAATATTACTTGTTTTCATTATAATTGGTTCTCCTTTTAAAATAACACTTTTTTCTAAATAACCATTTTTGTAAATTGAAACATTACTATTATTTAAACTTACTGAAATATGAATCCATTTATTAACATCTATATTTTCTAATGTTATTAACTCTGAATTAGATGTCCCCCGAGTATTAAATATAACTACAACATTATTTTCAACCGGTGATAACCAAATCCCAGGTGCCTGTATCTTTGCATGATAATTATTATCTGTTTCATCCTTTACTATTGCCGAACCATGGTGTAATATATGTTTCCATTTTTTAAAATTGCATGTTGTCCAATCATTCCCACACATTTTTGATTTTTCCATTGCACCATTATCTGAACCTGATAAATATAACCAAAAACCATATGTTAATTGTTTCATACTTACTAGTGGAATATCCTTTCCCGGAATGTAATTTGTTATAACCCCATCCCTGTCTTTATATGAAAATTGATTACGACAATCTTGAATATTTGATGCATTTTTTAAAAATTGTATAGAACCATCTGGTAACCCATATGTTTTTTGAACACTGTGATATAATATAATTATAGACGTTATTAATAAAATAATTCCATAGAAAAAAAATTGTGCTTTTGGTAAAGTTGCAAAGAAGGATGATGTTGCTAAACCACTACTTTTAATTGTTTCATGTATTGGTTTTCCTGTCATAAAAGATGCTAAAAATAACATCAAAAATACAGCAACAAGAATAAATATTGTTAATGATAATTTCTCTTTGGTATTCATTAATATATATATTTATTACATATTAATTTATTGATTTAATTTTTCTCATATTTTTGAAAAAACTATTATTTGTTTCTGTTCCATCGTACATATTTTGCATAAAAATAATTATTGCAACTACCATAAATAAATATTTTGGAATTTTACAAAATGTTCCTATAATTGAAGAATAATTATAATAATCAATAATAATTAATAATACAAATATAATTATTGATATAATAAACATATACATATATATTATAACACCGATTGTTTTTTCGAGTTCCAATAATTTTTTGTACCCGGTCTACAATATGTTATAAATTTTTTATATGGGTAATAAATATTTCCTCTCATTTTATATAATTTATTTTTTTCTTTACAAATCCCGCAATTATCTCCTTTTTCGCAATCAGATTCGGGCTGATTTCTAAATGTAAATTTGTTTTTACAGCATATTTCTGGTGCATCATATAACATATAAGATTTTCTAATTTTACATTTATTATCTACTAATAAAGTTTGGTATTTATTCCATGGTTTTGGGCATTTTTTATTTTCATGATTAATTATAAAATGTTCTTTTACACTACATAGAAATAATAATAATACTAATAATATTATTATATAATCACCCTTCATATAATATAATCATATTATAATAAATAATCAGTAATTTGCTTTTCCAATTTAGAAGTGTATTTACATCCAAGTGTTACCATATTACGGTAAATAAAAGATAATCTTACTATATTGGTTAATTCTGTTTCATTTTTTGGATTTGCTTTTTTTATAAATAATTGTCTTGTATTAAATTGTTCATTTGTTTCATCTTCTTCTTTATAAAGTTTAAGTTTCATATTGTTTATATTCATAATACTCATTGTATTATATTGTATTATAAAAAAAATAAAATAGAACCTTAAATAAAAACGACTAACTTTTTAAAAACCAATTCATATGCAAAAATACCCAAATATAAAGATGATAATGTAATAATAAATCCATCATTAAACAATCCTCCTGATAATCCAAGACTTGGTGGTGCTTTGCCATTATAATGCATTGACATAACAATATGCATTACAAATAATACAATAAATGCATGATAAATATCATTTGCTATATTTTTGTATTCTGACGTAACTTTAATTTTTAAGAACATTTATATATATATATAATATAAATTTTATAGTTTAGTTCCTCGTATTTTAATATTTTTAAAATATAAAGATGATTCCTCAAAATAAAACAAATGAAAAACAATTAGAAGAAATTGAAAATTATTTATTATCTGACGATGAATTAAAAAAACTTATGGATATTAAAATTAATTTTGACCCCAATTTAAAAGAATTAAATTTTTTAACAAATTATGAAGGAAAAGAAGATAATACAATATTAAAAGACATCAATTTAACAGAAACAATATTTGGTAAAAATATTCTTCAAAAAAAATTAATAAATTATAAATATGATAAAAATAAAATAGATAAGATAAAAAAAACAATTAAATATATAAAAAAAAATAAAATAAAGATCAATTTTAAAAATATAAGTGAAAATTCTAATAGTGTGTTATGGTTTTTTAAAAAGATAGATGAAAATTTTAAATCAATACTCGAACAACTTTATTTTAATTTACCTATCGAAAAATTAAATAATTTTTTAAATTCACATAAAATTACACTGAATATAAGTTCTATTTATAATATTTATATTTATCCAATTACAAATATATTGGGTCCAATTATAAGTATTATTATTCCATATATTTTATTAAGAGTATATGGATTTAAATTGCCATTTTCATTTTTTTATGAAATGATTAAAAACTATGCAACAGGGTTAAAAGACCCAAAAAGATTATTCAGTACAATTTTATATGTTGGGATTTATTTATACTCGGTTTATAAAAATTTTAGACAAGCATATGATTTAAAAAAATTAATAAATATTTTTCAAAAAAAAATTATATGTTTAAATAAATTCATAAATGAAGTTATAAATATTTATGACAAATTTAAACAGTTTTATCAGATAGAGGGTATTAATGAATTAATAAATGAGCTTAAAAATATTCCAAAAGAAATTAAAACATTTATGTTAACTGGTAACATATTATACTTTGTTAACAAATATAGAAATTATGATAAATTTATTGAAATGTTTAATATCATTGGAGATATAGACGTTATTTATAATATTAAAAAATTAACAGATAAAGATTATTGTTTTACTAAATTTACTAATAGCACAAAACCTGTTATAATATTCAAGAAAATGGCACACCCATCTTTAATCAGCCCAGTCTATAATAATATTAAATTAAAGGGTAAAAATTGTATGATAACAGGACCAAATGCTGCTGGAAAATCAACATTTATAAAGGGATTGGTTTCAAATATTATATTAGCCCAAACATTAGGGATTTGTAGGTCAAAATATGCAAAAATAACACCATTTGATTATATTAGAACACATTTAAATACACCTGATACAATTAATTCACAGTCATTATTTGAAGCAGAAATGTATAAATGTAAAGAAATTATTACATCCATTAAAGATAATGAAATTAAATCACTTATTATTTTAGATGAATTATTTTCATCTACTAATTATAGAGAAGGTTATGCAGGATCAGCTGCAATTATGAAAAAAATAAATGATTATTCAAATACATGTTCAATTATAACAACACATTATGAAAAATTACCATATTATGCTAAAAAAATTGGATATAAAAATTTTATGTTTCCAATTAAACGAGATAATAAAAAACAGTTATTATTTCCATATAAAATTAAAAAGGGAATATCGCAGGATTTTGTTGCATTGGAAATATTAAAAATGAATAATTACGACCCAGATATAATAAATAATGCAATTAAAATATCAAAGTCGTTTAATTTT